ATGATTTAACAAAACATGGAAGAATAAGAAAATTATCTGTAACAGTTTCATTGTCAGATCCAAAAGAATATAAGGGAGGAGAACTTCAATTTGATTTTTATAATGAAAAAAGAAAAAAGAATATAGAGAATCTGAACAAGGATTATTAAAAAAAAGAGAAAATTACCATAAAAATAAAAATAATAATAAACATATTATTATTTGGAGAACAATACTTAACAATACTTTTAAACGAATTGGTACTAAAAAACAAGATAAAACTATTGAATTATTAGGTTACTCTGCAATAGAACTGAAAGAACATATTGAAAAACTATTTGTTGAAGGTATGAGTTGGGAAAATCACGGAGAGTGGCATATTGACCATATAAAACCAGTTTCAAAGTTTGATAAAACCGAAAAAATTTCTATTATTAATTCGTTAGATAATTTGCAACCTTTATGGGCTGTGGACAATTTAAAAAAATCAAATAAAATAATAAATTAAGATAAAATGATATCATATATTGGAGGTAAAAGTAAAATCGCCCCAAACCTAATTATACCTAATATCCCAAAGGATATTGAAATTTTTATTGAGGTATTTGGTGGAATGTTTTGGACTTTTTTTAAAATGGATTTAAAACAATACCCAAATCTTAAAAAAGTTGTTTATAACGACTTCAATCCTTTGAACTATAATTTGTTTATGTGTCTTCAGGACCCTCAGGCTCTTTTGTCTGTGATTAATAACATTCCATGCCAACAACAAGGTGTGGAGGTGACACCACCAGTTTATAAAGAACAATTTAATGAGTTTCAAAAGGAAATTTTCTCGCATGGTTTAACAATTAACTATCCTGATTATAACGTTGCTGCGAAGTATGCTTATGTTCTAACACAGGTTTTCAGTGGTTCAAAACCTGAGACATCAAGTTTTATTGATTTAAAAGGTAAGTATAAGTCAAAATATCTTACCTTTAGAGATAAATTATCTAAACCTGAGTGGGTAGAACATTTCAATAAAATATCAGAGTTTAGATTGGGTGATTTTGAAGATGTGGTTAAAGAGTTTGATAGTCCGACAACATACTTTTATGTTGACCCACCATATTGGAAGACTGAAAACTACTACTCAAACCACGATTTTGATAGGGAAGACCATGAAAGATTGGCAGATTGCTTGAAAGGTATTAAAGGTAAGTTTAGTTTATCTTACTACGATTTTCAGTTGTTGAATGAGTGGTTCCCAAAGGAGGAATACAAATGGGAGAAGAAAGAATTTGCTAAAGCTGCTGCGGCGAAGAAAGGAAAGACACAAAATATGGGTGAAGAACTATTAATTATGAATTATTGATATATTTATATAAAAACTTTAGAAATGAAATTTACTAATATCTTAAAAAACATTATCTTAGAAGATTCAAGATTTAACCTTCTATATGATAAATTAGTTGACAAAGGTGGTAGAAAACCTGAACCAGGTAAAATCCCTTTTGACACATTAAAGACTATTATCTTTGCTGACCCTACAACAAGAGCTCCGCAAAGTTTACTTCAAAATATTGAAACCTTAACACCTGAACAAATGGAAATTGTTAAGGTTGGTAAGTATACTAATTGGATATTAAAGAATTTCTTAAAACCAACATTTAGTGATGAAAATCTCAGAATTGAAGTTGGTTCACCAGAATATAAAAAAGCGGTTAAAAGATATCGTGATTTATACCTTGAAGATTTGTACAAGGTTACTGAAGATTTAAAGAAGTTTGAAAGATTCAAAGGTCAATTAGAAGCTGATAAAAGAGATATTAATAAATTGACAGTTGATACATTATTTGACGCAGTTAAGGACTTTAAGTTAGAAAAGACAAAAGGAACAAAACAAGAAAAAGAAGAAGCTAAATCAACTTACCAATATCCTGGTTCAACTATTGCGTTCAAAGGCCCAAACTGGACTGTTGTTAAAATTGAAGACCAAGGAGACCTTGGTAAAAACGCAGCTTGTTTCTTTGGTGGATATCATGAGCCTGACATGGGTGAAACAAGATGGTGTACATCATCACCTGGTTTATCTTACTTCAGCACTTATATTAAACAAGGACCATTATATGTAATCCTACCTAATAACAGTTCTGATTTGGGTAAGAAATCAGGTCTTCCTGTTGAAAGATACCAATGGCACTTTCAGTCTAATCAGTTTATGGACAGACAGGATAGAGGTGTGAACATTGTTGAAATGTTACAAGGAAAGTTATCGGAACTTAAAGATTTCTTCAAACCTGAATTTGCTAAAGGATTGGCTAAAGAAAATGGTAAGAGAGTTGATATTGTTTATCCTGAATCTTCTGCAGGTAAGTTTGTTGGACTATATGGATTTAAAGAATTATTTGACAACCTACCAGATGACTTGGAACAATTAATCATTCAAACATCAAAGAACATTAAAGAAACAATTGCTCTTGAAGTTCCTGAAAGTATTGGGAGATTTGATAAGTTACAAACACTCTTGTTAGGTGGTATGGTTAAATCTGTTCCTAATAGTATATGTAATTTGACGAGTTTACTATTACTTGCTTTACCAAACAACCCTCAGTTAACGACTATCCCAACTTGTGTTAAAGATTTACCTATGTTAGGTTTCTTGAACGTAAGTGGAAGTAACGTTAAACTTCCTGAAGAACTTAAAGATGTTTTACAAGAGGAAGGTGATGGTTATTATTATGTAGTTTAATATATAAGTTATATCTTTGTTTCCTAATCTTAGAGCCTATGAAAAATGTGGATGCGGAAATTTACTTAAATCAATTGATTGCGTTCTTTGAAAAGAACCCCAACGATTTGATTGACTTAATTGGGGAACTTAAGAAAACCAAATTCTACAAAAGAATTAAAGAAAAAGTTTACGAGAATGTTGAAAATGGTTTGGAACTCATCCTTACCCAGCAACAACTTATTGATATTGTTGTTGCTATGTATGATGAGACAAACAAGACCGTTAAGTCAATTGAAATAAAAACACCTGTTATCAAAACAAATTACGGAATTATTTGGCTTAACTAAGAAACTGTTGTATATTTGTAGTCATAAATAAATAAACACTATGAACATACAAGATTTAAGAACAACAGTCCCATCACTTTTCCAAACAGAAAAACTTTCAAAATTGTCTGACCGCTACACCATGGTTCCTACCATTGATGTTGTGGACAAGTTCATCCAAAACGGATGGCAAGTGAGCGGAGCAAAACAAGTAGGTAAGGGTTCATTTGGTAAACACCAAGTCCGTCTTCGTAACGCAGAACTTCCACAAGTAGGTGACTCGTTATTAGAGGCGGTAATCACCAACTCACACAACGGAACTTCAACTCTCCAAGTAGGAGCTGGTTTATTCCGACTTGTATGTAGTAACGGTTTAACTGTCCCTGTATCAACCTTCGGGGACATGAAACAAACTCACTTGAACTTGAGCATGAGTGATGTTGAAATGATTACAGAACAATTCGTAATCAACACTCCAAAAATCCAAAAGTCAGTAACCCGTATGATGGAAGTTACCATGGATACTGACAGAAAGATTGACTTCGTATCTAAGGCGGTTGGTATCCGTTGGAAGAACACCGAGGATATCTCAACTCTAACTTTGGAGACAATCATTGACCCACTTCGTGATGGTGATAGTGATGACAACCTTTGGACTACCTTCAACGTAGTACAAGAGAAGTTAATCCGTGGAGGGTTCATCAAACAACAAGGACGTAACTCTCGTTCGGTGAAGGGTATCAATTCTTTGAATATGGACAACATGATTAACACAAGACTTTGGGAACTAGCTGAAACATTTTGCTAATGGACAACCTATTCAGACTCATCAACGAAAAACATTATGTCGGTCACTATCTCCCCTACAATTCGGTGGGGGAGATTGCTGATAGCATCCTTGTAGAACCATTTGGTTTAAAAAATAAATATCACGCGAGAGAGTCCTTTGATGGTAAACACTATGTTTTTACTTTTGATAAATCAGTTAATAACGATAAAGAGGAGTTTGAAAAAAACTATGGTAATCCTCTTTGTGATGTGACTGTTTTTAGAAGTACTTTTGTTGTTGAGGAGAATGAGGATAAGATTTGCTTAAAAGTATTCTATTGTGGAAAACACAGAAAGGCTGGAGAAGTGTTTTTTCGTAAAAGTACCAAACTAAACTACATTACATTTAATAAGAAAACCAATATTTTTACGGTTGGTAAAAACACTGAATACCATAAAAAAAGAGGTAAGGGTAAGAGTACTGTTGTTAGACGAAACTCATTCCCGATATCGTTAACTACGGATGCTTATCATTCATTTATGAATGGAATTGATGACTCTAAAACATATAACTTGGAAATTACCGAAGGGATTAATTTGTTTTTATCTAAAATCGGAGCAGAAAAAGTTTTAAACTACATTGGGTTACCGATGTCTTTATTTGGATGTTTGTTGGACAAACAAGGTGTTAAGAAACCTGACAATTGGAGAGCGTATTATGATGTATATCCAAAACCAACTAAAAAAGACTATAAGAAATACGGATTTAAGATGGTTGATGCTTACATGAAATTAAACAATGTAAGTTCAGAGAAAATTAAAAAAGTATTACATAAAATCCAAAACCCTTGTTTCAAAAGTATTAAAATGTTGATGGATATCTTTGGTAGAGATTTTATTTTACAAAGACCTGAAGAAGAATTGTGTATTATTTTTAGTACTAAAAGTGATGAGTCAGCATTTGAACCTGCAAGACATTACTTTGAAAATTTCGGTAAAAGGGATATGAGTAATTGTTATCAGATTTACTTATTATCTAAAACCGACCCTAATTTATATGCTAACACTTTTTACGACCACGTAAGATTTTTTGATATCATCTCAAAAAATGAACCGGTTAAATGGATGTCTAAAACTTTAAAAGAATTTAATGCTGAACATACTATTTGGTCAGATAAAGTTGACTTTTATACCACAGGAAGATACTCAAGACAATACTCTAATGAATTTGTTGAACGAGTATCAAAACCAATCATAACAAGTGATAGAATTACATTTAATCCTGTTATCTTACAAGGTAGTGAGGATTATGTTAATGAGTCAGTACACCAGTCTAATTGTGTAAGAACTTATCAAAATAGACCTTCATCATTAATTATATCACTTCGTAAAGAAGATGGTGAGAGAGCGTCAATTGAATACAGACCTTCAATCGGTATGAATGAAAATCAACCAGTTATATTCAAACGAGTTCAGACACTTGGAAGATTTAATGGTCAATTAGATGACACTTGGGATAATGCAATTTCTATATTGGATAATAGATTAAAACGTATCTCTAATGAAGTTTGGGGTAATCCTGTTGCTGAGTTTGTTACTGGTGGTGGAAGAAAAGAGTATAACTTCATTTTTGATAAAAATGGACAACTTAACTGGGAACATTTATCAAATTCAATTGACATCGGAGACGACTTACCTTACATTGACTTTGAATGGTAAACGAAAAAAAGATATTCCTATTTGAGGATAGATTGTTAGATAAACAAGGACTTTTATCAATTCTTCAGTTATCTGATGGACATAATCTTTCACCTTCTGATTTCTTAAAAAGAGATAACATAGAAAAAGTTTTTATTAACTCAATCATGTATAGTGATGGTGAGGTTTACTCCGACTTAATATGTAAACTACCCAACGGTAGTTTCATTTATTTATCTAAAGAAGACGGTGTTGAGTATAAAGTAAAATTATATTATAACGCTGACAAGTTGAGTGAGGTTAAGTTCTTTTTATCTCAACTTTTGAAACAAAAAAAGGAAAGTAAAAATATTTAAAAGTATGGAACAATTAACAAGTAGTCAGATACAAGAAAAGATTAACAACGGGGAAGATTTTATATTAAAGATGCATGCCACATGGTGTGGTCCCTGTAAACAATTAACTGAAGAATTAAATAAAATTACAACTGATGTGTCAATCTATGAGTTTGATGTTGAGAGTGATATCAATTTTTCAAAGAGTTTGGGTGTTAGAAATGTGCCAGTTTTAAAATTCTATAAAGAAGGTGTTGATACTCATACAATGGTTGGTTTAAAACCGGCTCAAACCGTATCATCACTAATCCTTGAACACATTGAGAACTAATGGCTAATTTATTGGTTACATACACAATGAAAGGATGTCATTGGTGTACAGAGTTTAAAAAACAACTTAAAGAAAACAAAATTAAGTTTAAGGAAAGGGACATTGAAAAATACGAAGAGGAGTATAACCTTTTTGTTGAAGTGACTGGTAATGATTTTGTTCCGGCATTTATGATTGTTGATACTATAACAGAAGACGCTAAGTTATTCGCACCCGACAGAGATTTCCAAGATGTTAACGAAGCTGTTGGAATTATCAAAAATATTTTGTAGTTTTGTTCCATGAAAGAACTAACATTTAAAAAGAAAGGGGTAGTTCATACCCCTTTGACATTTTGGCAAGTTGACCCCACATCGAAGATTGCTATCTACCAAGGTGGAAGGGGTGCTCGTCCTGATTTGGATTTTATCGTAAAACATAAGGAGGAAGGTAAGAGATTACGAACACCATCACATACCCATTGGATTGTGGATTTGATTGCTAAGAAACAATGTGCTCCGAATGTTATTAAAGGGTTTATTGATGACCTGATAAAAATCTATGATGAAACCGAACCATTTAACTGTGAGACATCAAGGGATACCTACCAGTTACAGTATGTTAATAAACTCACATCAAAGTATCTTACCTTACAAGGATGTGGTTATTATTCCGTTGAAGTTTTAATTTCTTTTGTTGAATTATTTTCTAAGTGTGAAAAACAAACACCAGACGCATTCATGTTCAGGAACCTATTGGTGATGGTTAAACAGTACATTGACGGTGATAGGGACTTCTACCAAATCGTAGGTTACTCTAAACGTGTTTAAATAACGTTTAGGAACAATTTGGACGGTAGTTGGTAGTCATCTGATACCTTACCTTCAAAGTTGTCGTTTAATATTGACAGGAGAAGTTCTGAGCTATAGTAACTATCTGATTTTACTTTTGTGAACTTAAGGTTACCCTCATTACTTTCAAATTCCAATTTTATGTTTCTAAATTTAAAGTACGGTTGTGATTTTTCTGAGATTTTATAAAGGTAAGAATAAAGATTACCTAAATAGTTTTTAGAATATCCGTGAGGGAATGTTGATTGTATTGTTATTGATGATAGTTTGTTTGTTGTGAAAGTTTCAGGATATTCAAAGATGAATTTAGTGTCTTCAAAGTTTGTGTCTTTGGTGTCGTAATCAATGATGTCTAACGTTTTAAGGTTAAGTCCTGTTAGGTCTGAATAGTTATCTTTGTTTTCTTCTATGAACTTATCTGTAAGGTTGTTAAGGACAAGAACATTTGGGTTCTTTGTATAACCTTTGATGATAAATAGACTATTACAATCAACGACGGATAGTTTAGTTTTGTAGGTGTTATTTTCACTTACTTCTTGACACAAAAAATCTGCAAACTTATTAACAAATTCTTGATTTAAAATACAACTCTCTTTTTCCATACTCAATTTTAGAACTAAAATTTTAAAGGTTAAAGTCTAAATTATTTTCTATTGTACTTAAAGTATTCTTTTCTGTCTTGGATAACTAAAGAAACATTAAGAATTAAAAATGTTGAAATAAAAATTAAACTAATCATACCAATATATAGGTATGTAATGTTGGAAGTGTGTTAAGGAATTGTTAACAAATCTTGAACAAATTTGTTATTATAAATAACTATTAAACTCAATATTGATACATTTTGTAACGTCGCTGAAATCGGGGTAGTCAGGGGTTCTTCCAGAACTCAACCAATTTAAATCACCACTTTCAAATAAACTTTTAAGTAGGTCGATATAACCTCTGAAATAATTTAAATTTTCATATGGGTTATTTACGTTATTTTCAAACCAAAGTTTAATATTATAATGTGCAGTTTTTGTAACTTCATATCTTACACCATACCTTTCTGTACTTGTACTTTTATTGTAATCGTATTTTTTATATTTATAATCTTCAGCTTTTTTATTATCAATAACCTCACCGACTAATTGTCCAATAATTGAGTCATACAATTCGTTAGCATAAACCGACCCATAACAATTTGAGTATAATGTGTATAAATCATGGTTCAGGTCTAAACTAAGATTATTCAAACAATATTCCAAACAATCGTTGTCATTAATAATTTGTGTTACAATATTCTCATCTAATTTAAGTGTTGACTCATTACCTTGTTCTGTAGCTAAATCTTCTATGAATTCAGGTGTTTTATATCCAACAGATAACTCACCAAGTTTAAGTAATTCTTCTTTAAGATAATTTTTTATTTGTTGTTGGTATTCTGGTTCTAGGTCTTCATAAACATCTTTGAATATATCATTGATTACATCATCATAAAAATAACCATCATAATCTCCATTTAATATTTCGGCAATTCTATCTTCACTAATATCGTTTCTACCACTACTAAAGAATTGTGCCAGTTCACCAGAATCTTGTAAATCAACATAATATTTTCCATCAATTTCAGTTATATCTGAAAATTCCATTTCCATCATCTTATAGATATAATTTGGGTCTTTTTGTATAAATTGATAAATTATTTTATTTTGATAATCAGACCAGTCACTATTAAAAGGGTCAATGTAATGTGATAAATTATATTTAATTATTAACTCAAAAAATTTATCAAAACTACCTATGGTGTTTTCAATATCCTCCTCAGTAACATCTCCGTTTTGAAATAGAGTAATAAGTTTTACTAACTTATTTTGGAAACCTGTTAATACGGGTTTTTCCTCTTCTTCGTTTAAGTTTTTGAAAATTTTTTTAATATATTTTTGTGGAATTTTTTCTATACCCATTTGTTTAACAATTTGTTGTTTTTTTTTCAGGTCTCCGTGATAACCTAAATCAATATCTTCTATTACCTCATAATCAACACAATCCTCTAAAAATGGAACTAAATCTAAAATTGGATGTGTGACATAAACTTCACCATTTCTAATTAAAAAAACTCTTGTTGGAAATCCTATCAAATCCTTCATATGTTTCAAGCAATAAAATTCAGGGTTTTCATTTTTGAAACCTTTAATATAAATTGTATCACCCATTTTAACTTCCATAATTATAAATATAAAAAAAGGGGAAAAATTCCCCTTTTAGTTTTCTTATGTTGCGGGAAAGATTATTTTCCACATCCGCAACCACCACCGTTGTTGTTTTTCATCGTTTTTAATTTATTAGAGGTTTATTACTTTTTCTTGTTTCTGTTGTAGTACTTATCAATAGTACTTTGAATTGCAGTTCTAATACTCTCAGTTCTTAACTTTTTCACCTGTTCAGGTGACGCACTTTGTTTTTTACATCCACAGCCCATATTGTTGGTATTTTATTATAAATATTTACCACATGTGATTTAATAGTAAATAATATAGTTATTTTAATATTTATTAATATAATTTTTATCATGAGAGTTAATATAGATATATCACAAATACAAAAGGTTGTTCAGATGTTGGTTGAGGAAGAAGGCCAAGAGAGTGTTGTTATAACACCTGAGCAATATATTGACTTATTAAAGTTTACTGACTATAACGGTAAATTGGTTCAAAATATGAAACAATTCAGAGGTAAAAGGATTGTTATTGATGGTAATTTAAGTCTGAGAGGTACGGATGCCAACAACATCACAAATATCACAGTTAATGGTGGGTTAGACCTAACATACACCAAAATTAATTCTATTGAGGGGATTGAAACCAAATCTATTTCAACATATGGTACACCATATGAACAAATTCAAATCAAAAAACAAAGACAGATTGAATTTGAAAAACAAAACGTTTTACGACAAGAAGACGAATGGAATTTAGAAACTACAACTAGTGAGATTGCGATTTTGGCAAATGTTTTATTTGAATTTTTGACTTCATCTTCTGACGATTATGAGGCTAAAGAACCTAATCATGATGCAAGGTTACAGGAACTCTATACTGCGAAGGAAAGAATGGAAGAAATTGAAATAGAAACGGAAGATAACGAAAATCTGATGGATTTAGAAGCGGTTGAAGAAGAAATTGAAGAACTTGAAAAAAGAATTGACTTATATAATTTGGTTTATGATTACAAATATTATAGTATGAGAACTTTTTATTTGTTAACTGACGAATTAGAAGAATCAAAAGAAAGATGGGCGGTTGGTGATAATTATAGAACCCACATGTCGGCATATGAAAAAATTGATGAATTGATTGATGAAATCGGAATAAAAGGTTTCAATTCAAGTTTTGTTGAAGATTATATTGATATTGAAGAACTTAAGGAAACTTTTAGAGACGATGAAGAAAATAATGTTAGAGAAAACCTTGAAGACTTTTTTGACGAGGAAGATTTTGAATATTCAGACCCAGCAGTTCAAGAAAGAATTGATGAAATTGAATTGTTTTTGGAAGATTCTGAAATAGACCAAGAAAAAGAAGATGAATTAAATGAAGAACTTGATGAGTTAAGAGATAGTGATAAAACTGTCCCTGAAAATTTAATTGAGGAAAAGGTTGAAGATTTAATTAATGATTTGGTTGATGACCCTGCGAACGTAATTGAAGTATATGGTTTGAATATTGAAAATTATATAGACATAAAAGGTTTCAAAGAAGGGTTAGTTGAAACTGACGGTATCGGTCACACATTGAACTCTTACGATGGTGATTACGATACTATTGAATTTAATGATGAAACATATTACATTTTACAAATAGATGGGTAAAATGGAAACAAAACCAAAAAGAAGAAAATCAAAAAAAGACAATCATTTTAAGTTATCAACAGACTGGTTGTTAACAGAACCAGTTGACTACGAACATAAGTATTATATGTTGATGGACTTCTTAAATTTCTGTGACGATAAGATTGAAAAGTTTGAGTTGTATCCGTTATTCAGTGAAATGTCGTTACACTTAGCAAATCTTCAAACGATATCTTCAGAGTTTAAATATATTCTTGTAAACAAAAAATTTGAAGTTATTGATGATGAAATATTAATCAATGAACTTAAATTTACACCAATCCCAAAGTTAGGTGATGATGAGTTAGAGGAACTAAATAAGGTTCTAAAATATGCCGGACCGAAGTTTTTTGAATACTTTAATGTTATCAAAGCTCTTTGGACATTAACATACGATTCAGTATCAATCAAACATATCAACGAGAATAAAAATCAAAGTTTAGAAACAGGATACTTCTTTACACTTAAGGGGAACAACAAAAAGATTTGGAAGTATACTACTGGTGATGTTAACACGGTTAAACACGACAGTAAATTTGCGGTTCAGTTGATATTTGATGGTGAAAGTAAAAAGGTTATCAAAACAATATTAAATGAATTAACGCAAGATATAAGTTTACCTATCTTTGAATTAATGTCATCCAACGACTTACCATTTGAGAATACACTCCTACCAATCTTTAAAAGAAAGGTATTAAGTTACATAGTTCAGAAAAAAACAATTGTTAATCTAAAAAAAAATTAATACTTTTGTAATATGGGGTTCAACAAAAAGATTGTAGGAGAATTACAAATACAAGAAATAGAAATGAACCCCGAAAATATTAGGTATTATCTTAACGCTGATGCCATATTATTTTCATCCAAAGAAATTGAAATTAAATTTAAAGAATATGAGAAACAATATAGACCTGAATGAAGTTCTGTTAAGAAAACTTGAAAAACCAGTTCATATTAATTACATTTGTGATTATATCCTACGAGTTGGAATCGACGAAACAAGAAAACGAATTGAAAAATTTGTGAGTGAGGGTATACTTGAAGAAAGTAAATATGGAAAAGAATATTATGTCAGAACAAAAAGAAATGGTTAACCATCCCGACCATTATGGGGGAGCGTCGAATGTTTACGAAGCGATAAAAGTTATTGATGCTTGGGGTTTAGATAAAGATTTTTATTTAGGTAACGCAGTTAAATACTTATCACGAGCTGGTAAGAAAGAAAACGTGGTTCAGGACCTGAAGAAGGCTATATGGTATATTGAAAAAAAGATAGAAAAATTACAGAATGATTGAAAATTATATTAATAAAGTTATTACCGGAGATTGTATTGAGGTGATGAAAGATATGCCCGAAGGATGGGTGGATTTAATTGTAACATCCCCACCTTACAACTGTAATATCCCATATGATACACATTTAGATAATTTAAAAATGGAAGATTATTGGGATTGGACTAAAGATTGGTTAACTGAATCATATAGACTATTGAAAGACGATGGTAGGGTAGCAATTAATATTCCTTATGAGGTTAATGTACAAGATAGAGGTGGTAGAGTTTTTTTTGTTTCCGAGTTTTATCAGGTCATGAAGGAGATTGGGTTTAAGTTTTTTGGTGTTGTTGACTTGGAAGAAGATAGTCCTCATAGAAGTAAAACAACCGCTTGGGGTTCTTGGATGAGTCCGTCTTCGCCATATATTTATAACCCAAAAGAGTGTGTTATCTTGGCGTACAAGAAAGTTCATATTAAGAAAGTAAAAGGTGAACCCCAATGGAAAGGAGTACCTTATCTAACTGAAGAAGGGAAGAATAAAGTTGCTTATTCTGAACAAGATAAGAAAGAGTTTATGGAATTGGTGTTTGGACAATGGAAGTATTTTGCTGACACCCGTACACTAACAAAGGCGACGTTCTCCATGGATATTCCCGAAAAGGCAATCAAGATATTGTCATACAGAAATGATGTGGTATTAGACCCCTTCAATGGTTCAGGAACTAGTTGTGTGGCGGCAGTTGTTCATGATAGACGATGGGTTGGTATTGAATTAAGTGAAAACTATTGTGAAATTGCTAAACAACGAATACAAAGTTTTGTTGACCAAAAGCGCCAACAGAAGTTACAATTTGAAAACGGAGTTCAGTAAACTCCGTTTTTTTATTTATTTGTATATTTATAATAAAATATTATGATGAAAAATTCAGAGATTATTAAATTTTTATTAGAGACACAAACTCAGTTTAGAATACTACACTGGCAAACAAAATCATTTTCAAGACATGGGGCTTATGGACGTATTTACGATTCACTTGATGATTTGATTGATAAGTTTGTTGAAGTTTGTATGGGTAAACACGGAAGACCAACTTTTACAGGTGGATATAGTTTAGGTGGTAGTGATATTGAAGAACTTGACTTAACAGAATATGTTAGTTCAGTATGTGAATACTTGGTGGGATTGTCTGAAGAGTATGACCCAAAGATGGATTCGGATTTATTAAACATCCGTGATGAGATGTTAGCAGAAATTAACCAGTTGAAATACTTGTTAACTTTAAAATAGAGGTATATTACTTTTTTACTTTAAAAGGTTCATCATAATGATGAACTTTTTTTTTACTATTATATTTATTATTAATGAAAAAGATAATTTCCGAAGGTGGTATTAGAAACATAAGAGAACTTTCTGATAGATACAAAAAAGCAAAGATATACTTTCACCAAGATTTAGATGGTGTTGCAACTGCATTAGCGATGAAAAAGTATTTGGAAGACAACGGAATCAAAGTTGTTGATGTTGAAGTAATCCAATATGGTGATAAAGAATTTGCCGTTAAGAAAGCAGATGCTGAAGGTGAAATTATGCCGGTACTAGTAGACTTCGCTCACGGAAAACCAATGTTTGTAGTTCATACAGACCATCATGATAGACAAGCCGGAGCTGACGAAACTAAGTCAACTCAGTTCAGAGGGGCTCGTTCAAATGTCGAAACCCTTTCACAGATTGTTCCGGCATCTGAAATTTTTACACCTGAAGATGTGGCAACTATATCTATGGTTGATAGTGCGGATTACGCTTCCAAAAACATCACACCTGAAATGGTAATGAATTATGTATACGGAACGTCAAAAGAAAAAAGTGCTAAAGAAAATAGAATGTTATTAGGTCTGGTTACAAACAAATTACTATTAGCGTTTAAAAACAAACCAGGGTTTTTAGAGACATTAGTGTTAGACTGTAAACCTTCAATACTTTCAATCTTCAATAAGATTAAGGAACTAATGAAGACAAATAGATACGCTGACATATCTTCATTAGAGAAGAACAAAGAAGATTATGTTCAGACGATGAAAGGGAATAAAAATGTTCAGGTTAAAGATAATATCATCGTTCAGTATGGTGGTGGAAGTATGATGAGACCTGGGTCTTATGACAGATACACCCCATTTAGAAACAACCCTGAGGCTGACTTTTTAGTTATTGCTTGGCCACTTGGTTTATTACAGGCATCGTGTAATCCATTTAAAAAGGAAAGAGAACTTAAAGGTGTTAATTTGGGTGAGATTGCTCAAGAAGTATTATCACATTGGGAAGGACAACTTAAAGAAAAACAAATACCACTTTCAACAATTAAGTGGGTGTCTGAAACTGCGGCTAAAGAAGAATCAGTTGGATTTACATTTAAGGATTTCGCAGCAATATACGGAGACAAATACTTGGATAAGAAAGATGGTGTTGAAACACTTATGGATATTAAATCTTTAATGGAAAAGAAATCAACTGAACTGACTGAAGAAGAATGGAGTGTGTTAGATGGTGTTTCAGTTCCTGTATGGGAAGTTATCCAAGCCAATTCAGGTGGACACAAGTGTATTACAAATGTATCTGGTTTAAACTATATTGGAAGAAGTAAAAGACCACCACAAGGGAAGTACAAGTATGATTCTGAAAAAGACGATTCACCTTATATAAAGTTTTTGAAAATGTTACAAAATAAATTTGTGAATGTTTTACAACAAAAGATTGAAGAAAGTAAGTAATTTATTTAAAGAACTCACAAACCTGTCCTTCTGTAACACCTAAATCTTCACAGGTACCACCTTCAAGTTCTAAAACATACATTCCTTTACCTACAAACCTTTCACAAGGTTGAACCTCACATGGTTCACAGTAGTGATGTATCTTATTGATTTTAAAGTTTTTATCAATAAAGATAATGTCTAAAGGGATGATACAATTCATCATCCAAAAACTATGTGAACCATCACCCATGATGAACAACATACCGTCAAAATCGTCAAAAGTCTTGTTCATCATACCTTGACTGGTCTCAGAACTTTCAATTAATACTTTGACATTGAAACTATTTTTTTTTATTTTTAACAACATACTTATTAATAAATATTTCTATGAAAGAAAGTGCGGGAATTATTGTGAAAGTAAATGATAAATGTCTGGTTTGTAAGAGAACTGAGGATATTGATGAACCATCAAAGTGGGCGATACCTATGGGTGGTATAGATGAGGGTGAAGACCCCAAAGATGCTGCGTATAGAGAGTTCTATGAGGAGATGGGTGTTTCAGTTGATGGTGTTATTAAACCTTTAGTTAGGATTAATCGTTATAATAAGTTAGGAAATATAAAAAGTATTTTACATGTTTTTATTTTTAAAACTGATACTGAAATCATTCCTGATTTAGAGAATGCTGTAGATGGTTTTGAACATACTGAATGTGATTATATGACTTTAGATGAGATTAAAGGACTTACTATGTCATCGGGCATTAAGGAAGTTTTAACTGATGTGTTAAATTTTTGATTTTTTTGATATATTTATTTGACACTACGGAATATTCGCCGTAAGTTTGTAAAAGATTTGAGAGAGGAAACGATTAAGATACAAGTCTCAAAAAAAATAAAACAAATTACTTGACAGATTGAAAAAAAAGTCGTAAGTTTGTAAAACAAATCGGAAATGTCCGAAACGTTCTTTGAAACAAAAAGATTATCCATTTGGTGAAAGTAATCCTTCGGGATGATGATAACTAATAAATGATAATGGGCCGTGTATGGTCCTTAAATAAACTACGAAAGTAGGATAAAGTGGTTTCCCTCGTGTTGAGGAGACTGCGGCTTCAGGAATGGAGCTCAAGTACACAAGTGGGATATCACCACACCGTAAGTACCGAGGATAACTTCGTAGGGAAAATGGTAGGGTGACCTGGCAAAGTAGATTGTCAGGTTGAGTTCGGAAGAACGATAAGAATAACCCATAGGAACTCTGTAAGAAATGTGGCTATCCAGTTACACAATTGCGGGTCCCAATATGATAGAGGACTTAAAACCGAAAGGTAAGATAGAGAACGAGTGGTGTCGCTACTATCCCTAAGGAAGACCTACCAAGGTCTCTTTATGAAGTAATCTTGGAATATGGAGGTGGGGACACTTCACGGAGTAGTTTAGTATTTCGTTTCTCAAAAGGAGACGGAGCTTACGTTGGACCACTACTCTGACACATCTACAACACAAACCTAAAATTATTACAAAATAACAAAGGAAAAGTGTCCATCAGGTTTGAGTGAAAGGTGACTACATAGTAATGAGCCGTTCATTGCATACAGAGACCCCAAGTCAATGTGTATTGTTAAGAAAAACCTTTAGTCCCGCAAGGACGAACTGGAGTGGCAACCTCGGAAAGAGTTAAGTATTGATAGAGTAATTCAAACCTCAAGGAGTGGTACACCTAAAATACCGTCACTAAGAAATACTACCCAAAAGGTGGTGGATACGAAGGGAAACAATAATCCTTTAAAAGTTTCTTAACATAAGCTATAATCTCAGGCTTTTCTAATTTGACCTGTCAATTGACAGGTTTTTTTATTTATAGATACTTATAAACTATGACAATATTAGAAAATCTTAAAGAGGTATTACCATCATGGGCGGTGGTGAAACAAAAGGAACTACCATATAAGATGGAGTATGAGATTAGACTTCAACCTACTTTGGATGAGGATGAACATTTTGCGTTAACACCAAAACTTAAGGAGGCTTGTCAGGGTAAGTTTATGGAAAGATACACTGTAGATATTGGTGAACATTTTTATATTTATACAAAAAAGTAATTATGATACCACAAGATATTGAAGAATTGGTTAAGAAATATCCTAACAATTACGAGTTAGGTGAGGAAGTTAGAAAATTTTATTATAAAAAAAAGAATAATAAAAATTTTAAATCTGGTGTTATATGGATTGGGGTTTTGTTCTTTTTTGTATTTGCTTCACTCTTAACTTGGATTGTAATCGTTTAATTTCCTAACTTCAAACATATTTATAATAAATTATAAATTATGTTACTAAAAGTTGGGTCAAAAGGAGAAGACGTTAAAAAACTCCAAGCAAAATTAGGTACCACAGCTGACGGAAGTTTCGGTCCTGGCACAGAAAAACTGGTTAAAGAATGGCAATCGGCCAACGGACTAACTGCTGACGGTATCGTTGGTGATGGTACTTGGTCTAAGATGTTCTCATCAACTCAACCAGTTCAAGTGGTTAAAGAAGATGTTGTTATCCCGACAAGTTCTGAGTTTAAATTACAAAATCTAAAAGGACATGTTCCTGACGCAGTAATTGCTCAAATCCCTGACACCGCTAAAAAATTCAATATCACTAATCCATTAAGATTGGCTCATTTCTTGGCTCAGTGTGGTCACGAGTCAGGTGGGTTTAAAGCTGTTTCTGAAAACCTTAACTATTCTGCTGACGGACTTAAGAAAATCTTCGGTAAGTATTTCCCTGGTAACTTGAACGAGTCATATGCTAAACAACCTGAAAAGATTGCTTCACGTGTTTATGGTGGAAGAATGGGTAATGGAGATGAATCGACAGGTGAAGGTTTTAAATTCCGTGGAAGAGGTTATATCCAATTAACAGGTAAACAAAACTATACAAACTTCGCTAAATTCATTGGTGAAGATACAGTATCTAATCCTGATTTAGTTGCTACCAAATATCCTTTGGCTTCTGCGGCATTCTTCTTTGATTCAAATAAACTTTGGTCAATCTGTGATAAAGGTGCTGACGAAGCAACTGTCACGGCAGTAACAAAGAGAGTAAATGGTGGAATTTTGGGCCTTAATGACAGAATAAAACATTTTAAAGAATATTACAACTTACTTAAATAATCTAAGCCCCCTTGAAAAAGGGGGTTTTTGATTAATGTGTTGATTATACAATTCAATTATTCTATTATTACTTAAACAAAAAAAACATAAAACATGGGTAATTATAATTTTTATA